ATAAAAGGCAGCTATGCCCCATTGCCCCGTTTCCAAACGCCAGAGACAATCTCCTCCACGTTACACATGGCTCAATTTGTACTCAGTGAAGCCGCCGTCGACGACACCGACATCAGTGACACAGAAGCCGAGCTCCTGTTGCCCCCCGCAACCGTTTTCGATGCGGTACTTAAAGGCTTCCGCCTCAGCGCCAAACGTTACCTTTTAACCTACGCTCAGTGTCCCGAAGACCCAGATGACATCTTTCGCCAACTCGATCGCAAACGGGCAATCGCGCGAGCCGTGGGATGCATCGAGCTACACGCTGATGGCAACCCCCACATCCATATCGCAGTTGAGTTCGCCAAGAAGCTCAATTCGGTCGACACCAAGTACTTCGACTACGCATACGATGATACCTGCGAGTCCTATCATCCGAACATTTCCCCAGCGCAAAGCTGGCCGAAGTGCATCAACTACTGCCGAGGGAAAAACAAAACCCTCGTTCAGCTGTTCCAGTGGAGATGTAGCTTCGAGGAAGCATTGGAGACGGACGCCTCTGGCATCCGCGGCCCTAAACCGGACCTCTTCGTGCAGGCGCGGGCCTGCAACGGAAACAAAGAGCTGTGGCTTCAGTGGCTGTTCGAACACAACGTTCAGCCAACTCTCGGACTCGAAGTATGGCGTTCGCTGCACGCTCCACCAGCCTTTCAAACTTTCGAAACCCTTATGGACATCAGAGAGCCGATCGCGGCTACCTTCGACCAACGTTTACTGTACCTCCAACTCCCGGACGACTTCACAAAGTCGGTCGTCATCATCGGCCCGAGCGGATCGGGCAAGACCGTGTGGGCGTTCAACCGGATGTTCGAACGGTTCGGACCCGGTCTTTCTGTCGGCGACATCGATGACCTCAAACTCTTTCGACCTGAGCAACACTCCTGCATCGTCTTCGATGAGGTCCGTTTTGGGGGGGACTTTCAAACTGGGAAGGGTCGGTTCAAGTTGGAAACTCAGATTGCACTCTGTGACACCGCTCGATCGCGAACCATCCGTTGCCGACACGGAAACGGATTCATAGCGGCAAACACACCGCGCGTGTTTACCTGCACCGGAACATTGCCGTTCACACAGGATTATCAGATAGAAAGGCGTATCCACATCATCAACTTGTATAATGACCGCGAGATCTCGGATCTCTGGCCCCCCACATTTTAAATAGTCAAATATATTTTTCTAGCCAAAATCGACAGTTCCAATTTTTTCCGCCCTCCGGGCGGGCTCCCCGGCTTCGCAGGGTCGTTGGGGCTGCCGCCCCAATGGCCCCCTCACGGGGACCCCCCGCAAGATATACTAAAAGGGCTAGGCCTCGTTAGCAGTAGTGTCCATCTGAATCGTTCCAGTATCGGGCTGCACGGCCTGCAAGTCTGTAGCCTGCGTAAGGCCATCAAAAGCCATATGCATGCGCCGTTCCCTAGAAAACTGCGAGAAAGACGCCATCGTGGTTGTCACCACGTCCACAGCCGTCTTGGTAGTACCAATAAGCAAGTGGTTGGCCGCTGAATCACCAATGCTGCCCAGCACCGTAATCAGGGTAAACCCAGAAATCCCCGGGATAAGGTAGCCCCGGTCCGCCGTATACAGCGCAGAATTCACATTGCCCGACGTCTGAGTGTCGAACATGTTCCGCGGCTTCACGGTAACATGGTGGTGATGCACCGCTCCCGGTGCCAGGGTGACCTTGGTGGTCTTCTTGATCTTGTACAGTTTGCAAAAGTGCGTACTGTGAAAGGGGGTGGTAGCCGGCGAATCGAACGTCTGACTCAGGTAGGCCACAGGCGCCGCCGGATTGTACTCGTTCTGAAGGCCTATATGCCAATCGTTGATCGGGCTGATAGACTGGTTCACAGAACCCGGACTGCGGATGTTCGGAGCAACACCAGGCCGCAAAACACAGTCGTATATAGTCAAGGTAACGTCCTGCACCTCGCAGTTTCTGATCGCCTGATCGTATTTCAGGTGATTGACCACAAACTTGTTCGTCTGGTACATGCCGGGCGACGACTGAGCGCTCGCCGCCGTCGCCGGAGTGCTCTCCTGGTAGGCCTGAAGCCATCGCTCCGCGCGGTCCAACAAGACACTGTCAAGTGTGTTGGTGCCAATCAACGCAGTGTCGTTGGTGGGATCGTTAGCCCCGGGGTTGATACGGTACGTCGGGAGAACGGCGACGGCCTGTTTGCCCGCGGCTCCAGTAACTCTCTGAGTAGTGGTAGAAGTGAACGTAACGGGCTGTTGTGCCCACTTGAAGCCTCGATATAATTTAGCACCACTTCCAATAGAGAAACTGCTTCCTCCAGTCTTCGCGAGAGCGCTGCTAAAGCCTCCGCGTCCCGCCTTGTACGAGGTTCGCCTCTTGGTTCGGGTGAAGGACTTCCGCTTCGGCTTGACGACGACCCGCTTGACGCGCCTGAATTTCGAGACCGCCGCGGTGCGCTTGGAGCGAGATCCGATGCCGAGCGATTTGGCGTTGCGAGCGGGGATGCGGCGAGAACGGCCATAAGAGGTTCCTTTGGCCATCCGATAGGCGGTGTGTGCTCCGCGGAGATTGTCTGCGATAAACCCGAGTGTAGTAGCTGCACCGCGAAAAGCAAACGCGCGCATGATCGTGGGGTGGGGCGGTGCGGGGCACGCGCCGGCTAAATACCCCACGAAACGCGTCAATATTCCCAATCGGGGCAATGACGCGATCCTCCGGATGGGTTATGCCCCATGGGGCATAGCTGCCTTGGAATTTTAT